GGCATTGACTTTGATGTACTACAGCAAGAGTACGCAGAACTAGGTGGACTGTCTGAGGATGCTTATGCAGCCTTGGAAGAAGCTGGGTTCCCTGAAGCTGTAGTAGATCAGTGGATTGCTGGGCAAGAAGCTATGTCCCAACAAGTACAATCTGAAATGCACTCCCTAGTAGGGGGTTCAGAACAGTATCAAGAACTAGTAGGCTGGGCAGCAGATGCTCTACCTGACAATGAGATTGATGCTTTTAATGCAACAATGGAAACGCAAGACCCTAATATGATTAGGCTTGCTATTCAAGGTCTTAATGCACGGTATCGTTCTGAGGCTGCCCCTAACCTTATTGAAGGTAGCACAGGCGCAGTATCCACAGGCGGGAAGTTCTCTAGTAATGCAGAATTAACTGCTGCTATGGGTGACCCTAGATACGCTAAAGACCCCGCCTACAGGCAAGCAGTCGCTGATAAGTTGGCACGGTCTAGTCTGTTCTAACATTGTTGCATGGGGTTGGGGGATATATTGCTTCCCCCTTCCTTCTAGTTACATTACGGTGTGCCTAGAAGGGATCACATCCCAAGACCTTACAGGAATGTGCAATCCGCACTGTAGGGTGTAGAAAGGATTGTTAACTCTAACTAACACGAAGCTAAACATAACAAACGATTACCCCTGACCCCTTGCGAGGGACAATCTTGGAGAAAGGATGTAGTGTAATGCAGAGTGTATTTCAACTCAACATTATACTCACTAAGGAGTAATTTAAAATGGCATCAGCCGCTTCAAATCCGGCCTATAGCGTAAGCTTCCAAGGCCAAAATAATAATACAGGTGATGTACGTGACCTGTTTCTCAAGCTGTATGCAGGGGAAGTCCTAACAGCCTATGAGGAAAAGAAAGTCCTTATGGACAAGGTACGTACTCGTACAATCTCTAAAGGTAAGTCTGCTTCATTCCCAATGACAGGCCGTGCAACTGCTGAATACTTGACCCCCGGAAACGAAATCACAGGCGGGGCTATTCGTGCAGGTGAGCGTATCGTAACAATTGACGATTTGCTTATCTCAAGCCAGTTCATTGCTAACATTGACGAAGCTATTAACCACTACGATGTACGCTCAATCTACTCTAAGGAAGCTGGTATTGCACTAGCTAACGAAGCAGATCGAAACGTAGCACGTATGCTTGTTAAGGCTGCACTATCAACTAACGCAACAGCCGCTGCTGGTCTTATCCAAGACTACAAGGCTTTCACTGAAGAAGACTTCACTGGTAACGTCACTGTTGGTACAGCTACTGCTGACCTACTTGACCCTGCAAAGCTGGCTAAGGCTATCTTTGATGCCAAGAAGACTATGGACATTGCTAATGTTCCTTCAGAAAACGCAGTTGTTGTTCTTCCACCAGCACAGTACTATGCACTGATGGATGTGACTGATGGTTCTAAGCTGACCTACATGAACCGTGACTTTGGTGGTAATGGTTCTGTTGCTTCAGGTATGGTTCCAGCTATTGCAGGTATTCCTGTAATCATGTCAAACCATGCTGACGTATCTGCTCTGTACAAGAACTTTACAACAGGTAATGCTGATGAAGGTAAGACAGCAGACAACGCACCGCTGGCAAACACTGCTGGTTCAGGCCGCACAACACACTATGACCTTCCGACTGCTGCTGTAGACGGACGCGACATGGTGGCAGAAGCTTCTCTGATTAAAGGCTTTGTCTTTACACCAGAAGCTGTAGCTACTGTTAAGTTGCTTGACCTTGGTATGGAGTCTGAGTATCAGATTAACCGTCAGGGTACACTCATGGTTGCTAAGTACGCAATGGGACATAACGTCCTGCGTCCTGCATCATGTATTGCATTGATTGACGCAAACGCTTAAATAAATTGGGGGTAGCTTAACGGCTACTCCCTTTTTCTTTGGAGAATGATATGCCAAACGTAGCAGGTAAAGAGTACAAGTATACTAAAAAGGGTATGGCACAGGCTAAGGCTGCGGCTAAAAAGACTGGTGCTACCATGAAGTATAAGAAGAAAAAGCAATGAGTACAGGTGTAGCTTTATCAATAAAGAAGGGTGAAAAACTTTCTACCAAACAAGGCGCAGGACTTACTGCAAAAGGTAGAGCTAAGTATAACAAGGCAACAGGTTCTAAGCTAAAAGCACCCGCACCTAACCCAAAATCAGATAAAGAACAGGGACGTAAAAATTCCTTCTGTGGGCGTATGAACGGTGTACGTAAAAGAGCTAAAAATAATGACAGGGCAATAGCATCAATGAAACGATGGAACTGTCCACAGGTATCATAGGTAAACAACATGGCAGGAACAACACAATTAGATGCAGTCAACATTATGCTTTCTGCCATTGGCGAAGCACCAGTTAGTAGTCTCTCCTCTGGCTTGATTGAAGCAGAGATTGCAGAGACTATCCTTAACACAGTTGACAAAGAAGTACAGTCTATGGGCTGGCACTTTAACACAGAATTAAACAAGAGTTTCCCTAAAGATACTAATGGTGAGATTATTCTCCCCGCTGACATTCTTAGAGCAGACTCAACACTAAAAGCCAATGCGCCTAATCTAGTGCAGCGTGGCCTTAAAATGTACGATAGGACTAATCATACCTTTAATGTAGGTACTGATGCAGCCCTTGATGTTGTAGTACAATTAGTCTTCAGCGATGTACCAGAAGTAGCAAAGCGTTACATTGTACTACGTGCTACTCGCATCTTCCAAGACCGTGTAGTAGGATCAGATAGCCTACACTCATACCATCAGGAAGATGAGAACCGTGCCTTTATTGAGTTGCGGGACTTTGATAAAGCAGCAGATGACCACAACATCTTTGACAACTATGACACCTTTAGTATTATTGATAGGCAGGGACGGAGAACAATCTAATGGCACTCATCAGTCAATCAATCCCAAACCTTATTAACGGTGTATCACAGCAGCCACCCTCACTACGCCTAAATACTCAGGCTGAGTTACAAGAGAATGGGCTGTCCAGTGTTGTATCAGGTTTGTCTAAACGCCCAAGTTCACAGCATGTTGCTGACTTAGGAGTTATTTCAAACCTAGACAAAGCGTTTATCCACACTATCCGTAGGGATGAGAATGAGTTTTACTCTATGGTTGTGGATACTGCTGGTACTATTAGGGTGTTTGACAAAGATGGTGTAGCTAAGACTGTTACCAATAATGCTGCGTCCTACCTATCAGGATTAACAAACCCTAATGAAGAACTAGCTGCTGTCTCAATTGCTGACGCAACTTTTATTATTAATAAGAATACTACAGTAGCTAAAGCAGCTACGGTATCCCCAACACGTAATCCAGAAGCATTGGTATATGTAAAGAACGCTGACTATGCTTCTACATATCGCTTAAAATTAACGAAGGGTGGCAGTACAAGTACGGTACAATTTGCTACTAAGTCTAGTACACAAGCTTCTACAGCACTAACACAGAACGCAGAACGTGGCGCATCAACAGACTTGATTGCGCTATATTTAAATACATTTTCTGGCAGTGTTGTTAGTACTACTTACTATGATGGTATTACCAACGCATCAGCAGTATCAGGTTTAACATTGACAAGATATGGCTCTGTTATACACGTCCAGTCTACCGATGCTACAGACTTTGTAGTAGAGGTGGGTGACTCTCATGGTGGAGATCATCTTAAAGTATTTAAGGGTGAGACACCTGACTTTAAACAGCTTCCTGTAGAGGGGCCAAACGATTTTGTTATTGGTGTCTCAGGTGACAACTCAAAGGCACAGGATGACTACTATGTTAAGTTTAGTAACGGTGTCTGGAAAGAAACAGTAGAGCCTAATATTGAAATTGCACTAGACCCTGCTACTCTACCTCATAAACTTTCTAAACTTGTCAACGGAAACTTTGAATTTAATCCTGCTGCGTTTGCAAATAGAAAAGTAGGAGATGATGACACTAACCCATTCCCTTCATTTGTAGGGTTTAAGTTAGCAGATATTTTCTTCCATAAGAATAGACTTGGAGTACTAGCTGACGAGAATGTCATATTTAGTAGTGCTGGTGAGTTTCTTAACTTTGACTTCTTCCGCAAGTCAACGCTAACCATTATTGATAGTGACCCCATTGATGTGGCAGTGTCCTCTAATAAGGTTAGTATTCTTAAACACGCAGTACCGTTTAACGAAGCACTGCTGCTCTTCTCTGATTTAACTCAGTTCAAGGTAACAGGTGATCCTGTACTAACTCCTGAGACTGTTGACGTATCTAATACTACAGAGTTTGAAACAAGCCTACGAGCTAGACCAGCAGCAGCGGGTAAGTATGTTTACTTTGCCTCTAAGCGTGGTGCGTGGTCAGGTATGTGGGAGTACTTTGTAGATAGTGACACTGATACAAATGATGCTACAGAGATTAGCTCACATATTCCTGAGTATCTTAACGGTGAGATTATTAATATTCAAGCCTCATCAAATGAGGATATGATACTAGCACAAACCGACAATGATCCTACAGCCATATACGTGTATAGATACTACTGGTCTGGCAGAGAAAAGCTACAGGCTTCTTGGTCACGTTGGGTATTTAATGGTGATGTAGTAGGCATGTCTTTTAATCGTGCTGATATCTATATCCTAATTAAACGAGGTACAAACCTATTTCTAGAACGTATTAATCTATCAGTAGATGAAGCTACTACTTACACTACAGGCAGCTTTTCTATACACTTAGATAGACGTGTTAGGTTGGAAACAGGTGGACTTACTGCTATACCTTATGTAGATGCTAATACAATCTACATTGACCAAACAGGTAAAATCATTACTCTTGCACAAGTAGCAGCTAAACTAGCTAACTCTGAAAAGGTATTTGCGGGTATCCCCTTTACTTTTAAGTATGAGTTTTCTGAACCAGTAATTAAGCAAGACAACAAAGCTATAACAACAGGACATTTACAGCTTAGAAATTATGCTGTGGTCTTCAATAAGACAGGCTTCTTTAATGTAATACTAAGACCCCTAAAACGTACAGCCTACACACGTACTTTTACAGGGCGTGTAGTTGGCAGTGCTGCTAATATTCTTAACTCAGCCGCTATTGAGTCTGGAACATATCGTTTTGGAGTTATTGGTAACGCTAGTGAAACCTCAGTAACACTTGAAAGTGATAGTCACTTACCCTGTGTATTCCAGTCAGCAGAATGGGAAGGTTTCTTCCAACTACGTTCAAGGAGAATGTAATGAAGGTTTATGTGAGAGCAAGTACTCAGTCTGATGTAGATCATCTGGCAACAAACTTAAGACCAGAAGACACTGAAGAAGTACTTGCTTCACATGGCGATGTTAAGGAAGCTCTACAGCAGGGATTGGATGAGTCAGAGGAGTGCTGGACTATAGTTGTAAAAGAAACAGGTGAGATTGCTGGTATCTATGGTGTCGTAGGTTTAGATAACCTAACAGGCATACCGTGGTTGCTTACAGCACCGCCTATAACTAAAGTCTGGCTACCCTTTCTTAGAGGTTCTCTCAAATGGGTAAAAGAAACAAATAAGAAATATCCCATCCTAACTAATGCCTGTGATGCTGATTATAGTGTAGCTATTAACTGGTTAAAGTTTGTAGGATTTACGTTTATTCAAAGGCATGAAACTTGGGGTGTAGGAAACAAACCCTTTTTAGAATTTGTGAGGATACAAGATGTGTGACCCAGTTACTATGGCTGTGCTTACAGTAGCACAAGGGGCTGCTCAATACCAAGAAGGTGTAGCACAAGCACAAGCACAACAATCAAGATTTGATGCTAACCGCTTGGCTGCTAACGAAGCTAGAGATTTAAAAGTACAGACCCTTAACCAGAGAGCTACTCAAGAAGCAGAAGCTGCCTCTGAAGAGAAGCTAGCCTTAAGCATTAAAGCTATGGAAGGCAGGGGTGCTGCTCTGGTTGCTCAGGGTGAGTCAGGTCTTACTGGTAATAGTATGGACTTACTACTACAGGATTACGAAGCACAGAAGCTACGTGGTGTAACGACAATCAATAGAAACCTTGAGAATGTAGAGAAACAGATTGAGCTTGAAAAGCGTGGTGCATCTGCGGAAGCACAGAATAGAACTAACTCTCTACAACAGGGTGTGATGCCAAACTTCCTAGCTGCGGCTGTAGGAACTGCGGCTAATGCTACGTCTGCATATCAATCAGCTAAAGTAAGTCAACCTGATACTTATAAACCTACATTTAATAAACCGAAAATGGAATACATTAACGCTGAGTCTTACAAAGGCATGGGTTACACACGTGGCAGATAAGGATTAAACAATGGCTAGAAAACAAGTAGAACGGTTGCGGCCTTCTGCAAGGCTACAAGCTGTAGCTCGTCCAGTAGAGACATATGTACGTCCTGCTGAACAACCTGCGCCTAAGACTGGTTTGGGTGAGTTTATTCGTGCTATTGCACCAGCAGCTAAAGACTTGGCTCAGCTTGAAAAGCAGAAACAACTTAAGCTTCAGCGAGAAGCAGAGCAGGGTATTGCCTCTGCACGTACTATGGATGCTAAACTTGGCGTGTCTAGTGCTTTAAGGGCTGCTCAAAAGGATTTTATAAACAACGAACCTGACTATCTAGAAATGTCTGATGAACAGGTAGCTGCAAGACGTGCTGAAATTATGCAGCCCTTCCTTCAGCAAGCCGAAGACTCAGGTGATGACTTACTATTTCAAGCCGTCAAGGGCAACATTGAAATGGGAAACCTTGCGTGGTTTAACAGAGATTATGATCCTGCAAAGTTTAAACATAACTTTACTATTAATATGGGTAAAGTAGGTAATGAAGTTCTTGGGATTACTTCAGATGTTGGTTATATACCACAGACTGAAGAAGACGGTACTATAGAAGAAAACCGTGCTATCCAGAAAAAGAACATTGATGAGGTTGTAAGACAGGCTTCACAAGCCTATGGCTACAATCAAACTATGGTTAATGACTATATTATGGAGAAGGTAATTGCTCCTAATGTAAGAACAGGTGGTAGAAACGCAGCCTATGAGTGGGCAGAGGAGCGTAAGTTCCGTGGTATTCCCCGCTACCAAGCGATGTATAAGACTATAGATAGTGACCTTAGGGCTTATGATAAAGAGTTTAAGAAACAGAATGATAATATTCTTTTTACTCAGCAGTTAAATCAAGGTTTTGAAAACTTTGTCTTTGGTGGTTCTAATAATCAACAGGATTATTTTAGGGGTGAGACATTAACTGGTGCTGGTGGTACTAAACTTGTCATGGATGATGATGAGACAATAGCACGTTTTGAGGCTTATGCAGCCAGCCGTGGCTTAAATCAGGATCAATTTGAAGACTTCTTTAAAAAGAATAATCTTCTTCCTTCTAATATGAAGAACAATATTCAGAATGGTATTTATGCTTTAAACAGTGGTGATATCATTTCTAATCCTACGGATGCAGCTACTGCTGAGTTAGCCTTTAATAGTATATTCAAAGCACAGGCAATGGGTATAGATATTCCTACGTCAGTGGTAGATGCGGATCAATTGAAACGCTTTGAGATAGCTAAGATACTTGCTATGAGAACTGCCACTGTAGGTAGTAAGGATGATGGTACTGTTAATATTGCTAACGCTATGTTCACGGCTCAATCGGCTGACTTAAGTATTGGTGAAACTTTAAGTGCTGCTAATAAAGAGAAACTAGCTAATACTATTAGTACTTTCTTAGGCACTGACCACACTGACACAGGTAATGCTAGAGCTAACATCGAAGAACTTTCGCGTATGACAGGGCTGCTTATGCAATTAGAGGGTGGCTTATCCTTAGAAAACGCAGCTACTATGGCAGCAGAAGCCTTTAAGAAAGATAGTGTAATCTATCAGGCTGCTAATGGTCTGAAGATGTCTTTCCGACAGCTTAACACTGACCCTAATGTTAGTGCGCCTGTAGCACAAAGATTAACAGACCTTTCTAAAGTAATGAGTGATGATCCAGACATAAAGATTATTATGAATGGTGAATTAGGAATGATCGAAAACCCTACTGTTGGTTTTTCTAATGATCGTCTTAAACCTAACGCTGTTAGAGTTGCCATTATGGATGAAAATGGTTTTCCACATATTTCTCTTGGAGTTGTCAAGAAAGATGATTTGCTTAATGACCCACAAATTGTTGCTAAACTTATAGCAAGTAATAAGAACAAGGTTATCCTAGCTAAAAAGAAAGCATTTACTGGCGGCTCTCTAGCCCCAGAGGATGATCCTGTTAATGCTCCTATAAATGTTAGTGCAGCATGGGCTAACAATAACTTAGGTAACTCTGTTACTAGCCTTCCTGATACGTTTAAACCACTAACAGCCCAGCCTATTGTTGTTGATGGTGAGCCTACAGGACAGTACTACTACACAGGTATTACAGCAGATGGTTCTAAACCTACTTATGTATCCACTCAGAGTCCAGAGTACATTAAGCCTGAACCTGTAGAGCCACCTGACGTAGTTGAGGATGAGTCTACGGTAGAAGAACAACAGACTAGCTCGTTAGCTGATGATGCTTTAAACGTGGTAACTAATCTTATTGATAATACCGTTGGAATATCTACAGCTAATGCTACTGCTACTATCATAGATGATGAGGGTTTCTCTTACACTCCTTATGATGACATGGGTAAAGACTCCGTAGGTCATGGGCTTCAAATTGAATCCCTTGAGCCTGATGAAAAAGCTTTAATTAGTGATGTAAACAACGTACAGCCAGAGGAATCTGCTGCTGTTGTAGCACTTAAAGTATCTAAGATTGACAACTATTTTACTGATGTAGTAGAAGGTTTTCAAAACCTACCAGACACAGCAAAGTCTGGCATGATCCAGATGGGCTATCAGCTAGGTAGATTTAATGTCACTAAGGAGTGGCCTAAGTTTATGGAGTCAATTAAGGAAGCTGCACAGTATGCTGAAGGTTCTGTAGAACAAGCCTCTGCGCTATTAGAAGCTAAGTTTAATATGCTTTACAATGTAGCAGCAGATGGTACTGTTAGTGCTACTAAGTGGGCTACACAGACTAAAGACAGAGCTATGAAAGTAGCTGAAGAGATCATATCAGACGCTGAGTTACCTTCTATCATACAAGAAGCTGCTGCAAGTACAAGGGCATTTCCTTTACCTAAACCAAAGCCAGAACGAGGAACAGTACTAGATGCTTTAAACGAAAAAGAAGCATCATCTAACTTTATAGCTGCTCCTTATAAAGCTTTGTTTGCTAACACTTTAGGTAATATGCTAGGTGCAGACTTTGAATTTAGTACTGAGGATATAGGTGAAGATACGCTAAGTGTAATCAAAACAGCAACAGCTACGGCTGAGGCTAGGGGTTCAAGGAGTGTTGAGTATGGTGACTACCCACTAACTAAGAGAGGGTTGCCAGTATCAGCAGTTATAGCTAACTTTAAGTCTATTGATGGTACACGCTTATCTAAAGCTGAACGTAAGAAGATGGAAAAAGCAGTTAATGATGTCTACCCTAACAATCCAATAGGATTAGCCATGTTTGCTTATGATCTACAAACAGACCCTGTGCTTAAAGCAGCAGGATTTGTGGGCGGTTTCTCTATTCAAAAGGATAATAGTGGTAGAAAGTTTATTAAGGAAAGATGGAACTTTAATAATAAAAGTACCTCTGAAGGAACTATCTATAAAAAGATGAGAGCTTTCTTTAGTAACTATGCTCCTATCACAGAAGATGAAGGATCAGAAGTAATTGTTGAATTGAACTAATAGAAAGGAACAGTAATGGGTAATAGCGGAATTGAGTGGGTAGATAACGTATTTGATTTCTGTGTTATAATACTTGTTAGAATGGCTGAGATGTTAGGTATTTCCTATGAAGAAATAAACATTTGGTTATTTGTAGTTATACAACCAGCTATTACTATATTACTGTTCTTTGAGCTTTTAAGGCTTAGACGCAAACTAAAAGGAAACTCACATGGCTGAGAAATCTAATACTATCCTCACTGGCCTAGGATTTGAGTCAGGGATTACAGCCCCTGACGTAACTCCTATGGTTAGCGAAGGTACAATATTTAAGGCACAAGAGGAAGTAACAACAAAGGGTGGCTTCTTTTCTTCCTTGCCTACAGCAGTCGTGGAAGAACAAATAGCACCTATTCTCTTTAAAAGTGCCGACAGATTAAGAACACCAGAGGGTGAAGCTGTCGGTACTTTAACTGATGAGATGACTTTTGAACTGACTAACGGTCTAACTGATGAACGTGCTATTAGTGAAGTGTTAGATGAAGCCACCAACGTCAACCTTAATAGTGCAATGAGGCTCAGAAAAGATTACTTAGAGACACAGACTAACCGCCAGAAACTAGCTGATGCTGGTTGGGGTGGAACAGCCGCTACTTTCTTTGCTGCAATGTTTGATCCAGTAGAATGGGCTACCATTGGAGCTTCTACGGCTGCTATAGCTTCTCTAAGTGGCCCTGCTGCCCCTTTAACCGCTACTACTGCACTAACCGCTGGTGCGGCTATGAGGGCTAAGAAAGCCTATAGTGCAGCTAAAGCTTTTAGTGCAGGTGCAGCAGTTACTGGTCTTGAATTAGCTGCTTTTGAAAGCATCCGTGCTGGTCTAAAATATGATGTAGATGCTAATGATGTGCTTATAGCTATGGGTGCTGGTTCAGTACTAGGCGGCACTTTAAACGCAGGTATATCTACGTTTATTAAACGTGGTAACGTATCACGACTAGCTAAGAAGGTAGCAGAGGGTGGACAACTCACTCCTGCTGAACGAGCCTTCTATAACGCTAATAATGCAGAAGCTACTGCACAGCGTTTAATTAACGAAACAATGGCTAACGATACCATGTTTAACGTAGCTGATGCTACTACTGCTGCTACTAGGGTTAGTGATACAGGAGTATCTGAGCGTGTGGCTCTTGCTGCAACGCCTGAAGAGACTGCCGAAGCTATCCCTGAGATTGCTGGTTTTGGTTTACTAGGTGTACGTAAGCTAGTATCCTCTGGGTACAAGGCTGGTATGTCTAAGCTCTCACGGATTCGTCAGGGTGCTAGAGCCTTAGGTGCTAATACTGTAGGCTATAAAGGCGGCAACTTACATGCCAACGACTCAGCTTCAGAAATTGCAGAGCGTATCCAAGGTCAGTATAGGCAAAGTTTTGGTTCAGTGTTCTATCCTGCTCAGGAAGCTTTTACTAAAAGAACAGGGCTATCTATCCCTGACTTTAATGATTTAGTTAGTAAGTACGCACGTGGTATTATTACAGAGGCAGACCCTGAAGTTAAGGCTGTAGCTGAACTGGTACAGAAACAAGAACGTGAACTTGCTGAGATGGGTATTAAGTATGATGTTGCTGGTTTTACACCATCAATACTAGATAAGCATAAGAACTACCTAGCTCGTATCTTTAATGATGAGAACATTGTTAATTTAAGAAAACGTCTTGGTGCTGATGCTGATGAAAAGATTGCTCAACTAGTAGAAGAAGCTCTACGTAAGGGTCAGCCTGATATACTTGATAATGTTATTAAGAGCATTATGAAAAAGGCTGAGAAGGCTGCTAAGAAAAAACCTAGCCGAAAGTCCACTAAGGATATAGAAGCAGAAGCTAACGAAATGATTAGACGTATAGCTGCTGGTTATACTAAAGGTATCGTTGATCGCACATTTGGAAAATCAGGCGGCGCACAAGGTCTTAATGAGATGACCCTAGAAGATTTGGGTGATCTTATGAAGCGAGAGTTTAAGGATGAATTATCAGACGATCAGATAGATGATGTCGTAGAACTCTTTGCAAACGGTAGACCTACAAAGGCTGAACACAAGCGCAGCCGCCCACGTTTACTACTTGACGAAAGTGCCTCTATTAGCGTAACACGTGCTGATGGGGAAGTAGAAGAGATACGGTTTGAAGAGTTGTTAGAGACTGATATCGAACAGCTACATAACTCTTATATCTTCCAACTTTCAGGAGCTATTGGACTAGCTAGAAATGGTATCAATACCAACCAAGCAGGTTCTAGCTGGGACGCTTTTAAAGAGACTATTAAAAGTCAAGCTAAAATGCAGAACATTTCTGAGGGAGAATATAGGTCTGAGTTAGATGCTTTGGATTTTATGTATGATGGGATAACTGGTAGACTAGCTCACAGAGAACCATTCAGCAAGGGTGTAAAAGAATTTAACGTAGGTATGAGAGCCTTTAGCTTTGCTGTTAATATGGGAATGTCAGGTATGTCTTCTATGATGGAGATATCCAACGCTGTCTTTGAGTATAGTGTAAGCACTATTCTTAGGACTAACCCAGCTATGAACAGCTTCTATACTAAGGCTTCTCAAGGGCGTATGGAAGACAGTCTACTAAAGGAATTAATTGATGATCTTGGTATGGGTGAGGAAGTACTACTAGGTAAGTATTCTACTATTAATCGTTTTGATGGTGGTAACTTAGAGGGTACTTTAGTTCCTAGGGCTGGTTGGAAAGCCTCTAAAGCTCAATGGTTGCAGCAGAAAGTAGCTTATGGTTCTGGACTGCTGGGTGTAACTCAAGTCTTAAGACGTAGAGCTATGCGTGGTTTTGCTCAGGAATGGGCAACAGCAGCTACAAAAGATAAGATGCCCTTTGCTACAGTTAAACTAAGACAACTAGGCTTAACTGACGATATGACTACTAAGATTAGTAACACAATTAAGGATAAGGCTGACATTGAGAATGGTACTCTGGTTAGAATGAACCTTAAGGATTGGCCTAAGGATGTACGAGATTCTTTTCAGGCTGCTGGTTTTAAGGAAGTAAGAAACAGTGTACAAGAAATGAACATTGCTTCTACTAATAAATGGTTAAGAAGTGAAATAGGTAAGACTTACTTTCAGTTCTTAAGCTTTACTATGGCTTCTATTGAACAGCAGACCATGCGTTTAGGTATGCGAATGGTGGGTGGTGATCTTAGAACTGTTTCTAAAGTATTTGCAAGCTCTGCTATGTTAGGTATGATGATGTATACGGCACGTGTTCAGATGAACGCTATTGGGCGAGGTGATGCAGATGAGTACATTAAAGAACGTATGACTCCTAAAAACTTTGCAGTAGGTGCATTAAGTCAAATCGGAGCAGCTTCTATCTTTGGTTATATCTATCAAATAACCACAGGTGCAATGGGTGGTAACACTCATGCTATAACACCCCCCGCTTTATCATATGCGTCAGCATTACTACAAGCTACTCAAGCTTATAATGATGGTAAGATGTCAGAAGCAGAGTACAGGAGAATATTACGTCTAGCACCTGCTCAATCTCTTTATGGTGTAAGACAAATTCTTAACGCTACAGCTAACCAACTATATAAATCTACCTCTGGAAGCTTTTAAGGAAAACACATGGCTTTTTCATATCATAATTACCAACCAACAAACAATACTACGGATACCTTTAGTATCCCTTTTACATTCACGGCTCAGTCTGAGATTAGTGTAACAGTAGATGGTGTGGCTCAGACAGGTCTTACTTTTCCTTCTAGCTCTAGCGTACAGCTAACATCCCCTGTTGCATCTGGCTCACTAGTACAGGTCAGACGTACTACTAGTTTGGCATCACGTGCTATTGACTTTGCCTCTGGCTCAGTCCTGACTGAAGAAGACTTGGATGATA